GTTAGCGGAAGGACTTGTGCTTCTTTTGCTGCTCCTGCTTCCTTTTCTGCTGCCGCTGCCGCTGCCGCTGCCGCTGCCGCTGCCGCTGCCACCACCAGCAGTAGACGTATTACTTTTACGTTGAAAACCTTCTAACATTTTAAATACCTCATTTGATCTAAATAATTGTAAAATATTTAAAATTTCAGCTTTTTTGTCTTTATTATTTTCTATATGGGTTTTAATATTATTTAAACACATTACAAGCATATTAAATTTTGTGTTTTCGTCATATTTACTCACAGCATAGATTGCCATATCAATCCTTAAATCTGCTAGTTTTTGAAACAAACCATTCAATTTACGCATATCAATATCATCATCCATAATTATATATATATAAAGATATAATTAATGCTAAATATTTATTTTTTATTAATATCTTTAATAGTTGATAAGATATTATCTTGTTCTTTAAAATAATAACTGGCTGGAACATAAAATTTAAAATCCGGAGTTAATCGGTAAATCATATTGAATAAATCATCGGCAGGCACATTTATTGAATTCTTTGTATAATCCAACACTTTTTGAGCGCCTTTTTTTGAAATAATATACGCGGTTGTTTTATTAAAAAATTGTTTACCACATTCATAAAAATAAGTATTCACTTGCTTAGTTAATTGAAAAGGGTACCAATCACTTTTGGCTAAATGACATATATCCGCATCTTCGGGTAGATGATTTAATAATTCATACAATTCATCTAATGGTTTAATTAATTCCACATCATCTTCTAAAATCAAATAATAATTAGTAGAATCATTTTCATTTACCAATTGTTTTAATAAATTTATATGACTCCATGCACAACCAAATTCACCAGGTGTCATATGAATCCCATTTAATCGTGTTCGCACATCATAAAAATAGGTAATATCATTCCATGTAATATGTTTTTTATGTGTTTCTTTGTAAGCAGCATCATATACGCGAATATCTTTTCCGTGAACACCATTAAATACATTACATTCTAGTCCAATATTTGAAAGATTAAAAATAAAATTATTTAAGTTATTTAAACGCATTGAATATTGAGGTAATGTCATAATAATAGGTTTAATTGTCGATAAATTTTTAGGTGTTGATTTAACATCATACAAAATTGTATTTTCAATCGGTTTATGAAAAAAGAAATGAGTGCGTTCATTATTTTTATAAAAATTATAATTTGGCATATAACATAATTCTATATGCATTGAAAAATACGCAGCGCTCCATGCTAGTGTGCTCATAGAACAAACCAGTATTTTTGCTTGTTTCATAATATTAAAATCAATTAATAATGAATTTGTTTCAATGTTGATATCTATAGGATTTTCTCTAGTTTTGAACCAATTTAAACATGTTTCAATATAATCATTATCTTCTGGTCGATTTGTTGGTTGATATAATAAACAAACTCTTTTTTTATCATTATCATAATCATTTCCATCATCATTTTTATTGAATATTTTTTCAAATAACTTAATATAATATTCTTTTTCAATATAATCTACACGTCCATTGAAATCACCTAAGCGTATATGTATGACAATATCATATTTTTTTTCAAGGGGTAATTCGATATTATCAATTATGTCTTTCATAAAAATTTTTTCATTCAAATCTGTTTCAATCATATGTATGTGTTTATGCTCTTCTATATAATTTAATATGTATGACTTATACTTTAAATAGATATGACCAAATTGAAAATAGCCATCCATAATAACATCAAAGTATTTTAAATCCTTAAAAAACATAGTTGAAAAATTGTTATCATTAATTATAAGTGATTTTTTAACATATATTCCTTGTCCATTATTTTTATTGATATACAAATTACTTTTTAAATTATCAATATCTATTTTATCTTTTAAATACCCTAATGTATTAAACCCAATAATAGCATGATTATGGGTTGCTTCCGTTTCTATATTTGTTTTATCGTGTGATTTATATAAATCATCACCCGAATGATCTAATCCTGGGTAATAGATAAAATTATTATTATAATATTTTTTTTTAGAATCATATTGTAAATTAGATTGTAGTGTGTATTCTAATGATGGATTACATATGTTTATAATAGTAGACGCCATATAACGAAAAATGGCATTACCAAGACGTCCGTTTGGTATAAAAATAATTTTATTTTTTTCATTTGACGACATTAATATTTATATATAATTTTATTTATATATAAATTATTTCATTATATAAATTATTTCATTATATAAATTATTTCATTATATAAATTATTTCATTATATAAAAAATACTAATTAATCCATATCTTCAAGTGTTTGTTCCGAGTGAGATTTATGCCAGTTTTGAATCATTTCCGCCGAAATCGTAATATGCATATGCCGCATACATTGCTCTGGGCTATCAAAAAACAAATGATTTGGGTTAGAATTAGGCAATAAATTACTAGACCGAATCATATAACCATCGGAATCACAAGTTCCGGTAGAATCAACACATTTATAAAGTAAAGTTTGTTCACTAGACCCTGTATAATATGGGTATTCGACGCCGGTAATTGCATTTCGAATCAATGTTTGTGGACGATTCGATGGAAAATACTTTCGCTTTCCAGTTTTTTTTTGAGATGTGTTACTAAATCTTTGAGTAATTTCTTCTTCATCGACGCCATATGACATTTGATTCTGACTAGACATTGTTTGGGTTTTAATAATATTTAGAGAAATACCTTTAAATATATTTATATTATATATTTCAAATGGAAAGAATCTTAACACTCTACATGATTTTGTAATTGTGTTTTAGATAATGCGTCAGTAAGTATTTTTATTTCAGTATCTTTGCCTTGTAATAAATTAGTTAAATGAATAATCTGTGCTTGTTGTTGTTGTAAAATATTCACAACTTGTTCCATATTAAGAACTTGCGGTGGACCATCTCCTTGCGCAAGTGTAATCGTCGGCGCATTCTGATTTTGCTGTGCTTGTATTTTTTCAATTTCTATTCTTCTCTGTTTTTCTATTGCAACCATTTGTAATAGAACATCAGGTTTCATATTCGGACGTCCAGGTTCATACGTTTTCAATAAATTTTCAATACGATTCATATAAAAATCACGTATATCTGTATCCTTGATAAACATATCAACTTTTTTTGACGATTCCTTTGTAAAATCAGGATTTAAATTTTCTAATAATCGTCTTTTATCAAATGTATTATGCGCATGGGAAAAAACCAATATTGTTTTAATGGGGTCTAGTTGAACGAAAGGAATCGTGTAATTTTTTAAAAAATGTTTTTCTTCAGCCAATGCGGCAGTATCTTCATAACGTGTTATTTTCAATAATTCTTTTCGAAACGCAAATGTTCCAGCCGTAGAATGTGTTTCTTTGTATGGACCAAATTGATACATTTTTTGAATGTGTTTAAAATAAATGTATATTTCACTAGAACCAGCACATAAGGCCTTTGGCGTTTTCATCAACATTGATACAGCGTGTGATATACGTTCTGGTGGATAATAATCGTCGTCGTCCATGTAAACAATTATATCTCCTTTGGATTTCTCATGCATAATATTGCGTTTATTCCCCAAAAGCAATTTTTTTTCAACTGAAAAGTATTTGACTTGTGGAATATGTTTTACCAAATCACCGATTTTATCAGTTCCGTCATCAATAATAATCCATTCAATTCGCTCCTTTGGATAATCTTGATGCTCAAAACATTTTATCATATATGGAATAAATGGTCTTCGGTTAAATGTTGGTGTACACACACTCACAAAAGGTAATTGATTTGTAATTTGTTTATTTATACTTGAATCATTTATTATAGAAATAGCACTTGACGCTAATTCTTTATTATTTTTCTTTTTATTTTTATTTTTCCCCATTAAATAATATATAATAAATTATAAAAGCTTTTATATATTAATTTGAATGATTAATGTAATTGATTAATTCATTTGACTATGGAAATATTTAATCAATGAAATTGTGACAAGTAGTAAATATACGATTCCCATAACACCTGATACTGTTGGGTCTAATGTATCATACGCTGAACCACATACAAAAAATCCGAATAATGCAACTAATGGCTTTACATTACACGCCATTATATTCGAAACTTCTTTCCAATTTTCACTCATTGGTAAAAAACATATTGTGCCAATTAAACGCAATGACATAATACATGCAAGACCAAAACAGAGTCCCCAAGCATAAACTAAAAATCCACCCCATACGGTTACTTTCATATCAGCTGAAACACCAGCACCAAATGCTGCAAATCCTCCAGTTATAAATGCAGCAATTGTACCGACGATTATGGTAAAAGGCATAGCTATATAAAGTTGAAATACGTGATTTCCCAAAGGAGTATTAGGTTGAAAATTATCTAACCATCCCTTCAATAATCCTCTATTACTTTTAAAACAACCAGCAACTGTTTTAGCAAACCAATTTGTTAATCTTCCGGTCATTCCTAGGGGTTTTAATTCTTCTGGCGTTGAACCTTTTGCTTTAATTAAATTGTATGGAAAATTATCTTCAAGTCCGGCAAACATGCCAGACGGCTGTTCTTTACAATTTACATCTGTATATGGTCCGCTTTTATTTATTTCAAATTGTGGTGCTGAATAAAATTCATTATCTGTAGGCAACATTAAATCTAAATCACTTCCACGCGTTGTCATATAGATAAAGCCAGAACCAAAGAGACCAAATATCATAGTTAATATAAAATAGACGAACATAGACTTTATAAATGCGACCCAGCTAGTTGAATCATCCCACTCGGCAGGTTCTTTCTCTTCATCTTCAGAATCAACCTTATCATCATCTTCTTCTTCTTCAGCCACTTCTTCATCAATTTCTTTTCTGGTATCGCTATCAAAAAAACCCATTTATTATATATATAGATTTAATAAAAATAAAAATTTCTTACAAATTTAAAATATATTTTAAATATATTTTAGACATATTTTAGAGATATTTTAGACATAGTTATAGATAATATAATATCAAAATAATATATAATGGTTCATCGTAAAACTAAAAAACATAATAATAAGAAACACAATACAACTAGAAAAATTAATATTATTAAGAGTGATAAAAAATGTGTTACTGATGATGAAATGGGTAAAATATGTTCTACTGGTCAATTTAGTTCATATAAAGGAAACTTTTATAAAAACGAAGATAATTTAATAAAATTTAAAGCAATAAGAGAGCGATTTATGAAAAATCCAAAATTTAAGAAATTAAAAACCCATAAACAAAGATATACTGCGTTTTTAAAAGATAGATTTGAACAAGGTAAAATACCTAAAGTTATTCATATGATAAAAAATGATTATTATTCATATGTTAATGATGAATGGTTTAAGGAAAATGATATTGAAAAACAGAAGGATAAAAAGTTTTATGTTCAATATGATAATTTTAGAATTGTACAAGAAGAAGTTTACTATAAATTAATTGGCTATGTGAAAGATTTTATTAAAAAAAATCCAAAGGATAAAAAGGCTATAGCAATTGATAATGTATATAAATCTTTGTTTAATGATACCAAAAAAACCATGTTTAAGCACGTTGAAGACATTTTAACTCAATTAGAAACATTTGTTACAAATGATGATATGTACGGATTATTAGGAATGATTAATTCCAATGAAATTATATCGTTATTTTCCCCATTGCAATGGAATATTATGCCTGATGAAAAAAATGTTAAACACTATATTAGTCATATGACTTTTGGTAGACTTGGTATTTATGATTATTTAATATATATTGATGATTTACCTGATGATAATGCTGAAACTAAAAAATATAAAAAATTAGTTAAAAAGGAATATTTACATTATATTGGAGAAGTGTTTAAATCATGTGTTGGACCAAAAAGAGCGGCTGATTACAACCCTCAGGATATTTGGGATGTTGAATACGATATGTTAATGCAAATGGGATGTGATGAACATATTAAGAGTGATCCCAATTATTATAATAAAGTTAGTGGTCATGATTTAGAAACAAAATACGATTTTGATTGGACTACATTTTCAAAAAAATTAGGCTATAAAGTTGTTCCCAAGAATATTGTTATTAGCAATTTAAATGGGTTTAAGTGTATGGTTCGATTAATTAAAGAAAACTGGAATTCAAAAAAATGGCAGACATATTTCTTATTTATTCAATTTAAACAAATGGTTCGGTTTGAAGATTCTCTTAGACACATACATTATAACTTTTATAATAAATTTTTGGAAGGACAACCAAAGCAAATGCCAGCAGAAATTTATCCTATTTTTGGTCTATCTCTTTTATTTAATACATTTTTATCAGAACAATATGTAGAAAATAACTATAATTCGTTATATGTAAATTATGTAAAACATTTAGTAGCAGATTTGAAAGAATTATTTATTAAAAAAGTAAGTATTAATACGTGGTTATCACCAACTACTAAAAAAGCAGCATTAGAAAAATTAAAAAAATTAACTATTTTGGTAGGTAAACCTCAAAATTTACGAGAAGACCCTATTTTTGATTATAAAAGTGATGACCCATTGTATAATATAGGAAAATTGATTACTTGGAAGCATAAAAAATTTATTGAATTAGAAGGTAAACCAGTTATTGATATTCCAGAATTTGACTGGAATGTATTTAAATTGGTTGGAACCCAATGTTATATGGTGAATGCGTATTATAGACCTAATAGTAATTCAATTTATGTTCCTTTAGCATATTTACAAAAACCATTTATTGATTTAGAACAACGTGGTTTAGAATATAATTTAGTGTACATTGGATATACTTTAGGACACGAATTATCTCATGCGTTAGATGATACTGGAAGCAAGTTTGACGCAGATGGTAATTTGAATAACTGGTGGACGGATGAAGATAGAAAAGAATTTAAAAAGAAAGTTAAGGATGTTATTAATCAATATGAAACTTTTGCGGCGCGCGATGGAATTAAATTTGATGCGGAAATGAGTGTTGGTGAAGATTTAGCTGATATTTCTGGAATGGCTTTAGTAGAATCATATTTATTAGATAATCAGATTGCAAATGACGAATTAACAAAAATAAAAAAAATGAATTTAGCAAAATTGTATATGAATCTTGCAGTTCAGGGACAACAACAAATTTATAAAGAAGCTGTAAAGGCTCAATTAAAAATGAATCCACATCCTTTAGAGAAATATAGAGTGAATTGTTCATTGGCTCGATTGGAATTATTCAAGAAAATGTATGGAATTAAAAAGGGCGATGGTATGTATTGGAATAGTGATGTTATTTGGTAATTATAGAAAAAAATATAAATACTTTGATTTATTATTTTATATATAATAATATCAAATCTAATAACTTAAAAATTATTTATGATAATATCAATTAAATTATTTTATTTATTCATTTATTATTTCATTTATATTTATATTTAGCAAATAAATGAAATTTTTATATAAGAAGGCATCATTTAATATATATTTTTTTGTTTGATATATATATAAATGCCTGGACGACGAATTACTCGAAGACGCTCATCTCGTAAAGGATCCCGTAAGTCCCACAAGTCCGCTAAGGCTCGTAAAGCTCACAAGACCGCCAAGCGCGTTGCCGCTAAGGGTGCCCGTATGGCTGCCTCGGCTGCTAAGGGTGCTGCCAAGGCCGCATCCGCTGCCGCTTCTAAGGCTGCCTCCGCCGCCAAGGGTGCCTCTGCATCTAAAGCTGCCGCTGCCGCCAAGG